GTTCGTCACGCGCTACGGAAAGCATCGCGCCGGCATCGAGATCTATGGCGATGCAGCCGGCCGTCATCGTCACACTTCCGCGACGCGCACCGATTACGACATCATCGACCAGACGCTCGAGGAGAAGAAGATACTCGGGGTCGACAAGCGCGTTGGGCTCTCGAATCCGCTCCACGTCGAGCGCATCAAGGACGTGAACGCGCGCTTTAAAGATGCGCGCGGGAAGATCCATCTATTCGTGTCGGAGGCGTGCGAGCATCTACTCGAGGACTTCACACGTCAGGGCCTGATCCCCGGCACGATGCAGCTGGACAAGGAAAATAAACTCGTCGGCCATGGCAGCGACGCCGTCGGCTACTACGTGAACCGGACGCATGCGATCCGGAGGATGCAGGTCAAGACGCACTGACGTCAGAAGAAGGTGAGTTTCGATGGCAACTATGAATCCGATGGTCTTGAGCTGGTTCCGTCCTCGGGGCGGTGGGTCGATCGGTCGAGACGAGGCGCTCGCGAAGCGACTGTTGACGCGTTGGGACGAGGAACGCGATGCGCGTGATCGGGCAACACGTCTGATCGCCTGGTATCAGCGGGACCGCGCGAAGATCGTCGATTACCTGAAGAAGCAGGCCTCGGTCACTTTCGGGGAAGAAACGAACGAATGGCAGATACCGATCATCAACGGCGTCTACCGCACGATCCGGCGGCTCGCCATGACGTACCAGCGACCGCCAGAGAGAAAGTATTTCATCGGGACGAAGGAGCTCTCACCCGACAGTCCGGAACTCGTGAAGATCGAAAACATGTACGGGCGCCTCGACATGGACAAGCGCCTGCGACAGCTCGATCGTTGGGCAACACTCCTCAACACCGTGCACTTCGAGCCCGTCTACCGCCGCGGTCACATCGCCTGGGATGTGCGTCTGCGTCCGGATGTTCTTGTGGTTGAGGAGCTCGACGACTACCTCGAGTATGCCGAGTTCTGTCGGCGGATCCTACTCACGAGCGGGAAGGATGCCGTTCAGGGGTTCATCTACTGGGCTGCGGATCGCTACCTCTTCATTCGCGACGATGGATTTTTCTGGCCGGGTCCTGGGAGCAGCGATGGTTCGAATCCATACGCCGGCGAGACCTTCGCGGAGGCAGCACTCCCGGTGCCGGTGATCACTGTGCGCAAGACCGAGGCCTCCGACTACTGGGGGCGCTACGGATCCGACATCGTCGATTCGTTCGAGCAGGCGAATATCCAGCTCGGGAACACGTGGGAAAATATGTTCTTCCAGGGTCACGGTCAGCCGATCGCGATCAACACAGGGATGGGGAAACAGAAGGGCCAGAAGGTCAAGGTTGGAGTCCGTCACCCGATCACCGTGGAGGGTCTGACGAAGGAGGACATGATCCCCGACATTCGCTTCGCCACACCGGAGCCCAAGATCACCGAGGGGAGACAGCTGATCGACTGGTTCATCAAGCTCAACAGCGGAAGCTACGGGATGCCTCCATCAGCCTGGGCTCAGGAAGAGAAAGCGCTCTCCGGGTTCGCCAAGATGATCGATAGCGAGGAGCTGCTTGAGGACCGCGACGAGCAGGTCAATGATTACGTGCGCGTCGAGAAGCAGGCCTTCGAGGCCTCACGCGCCGTGTTCAATCGGAACCATCCGATCGAAGCGGAGCATGTCAACCCGGAGATCACGCTCGAGGTGAGCTTCGACGAGATCGAGTTCCCAGAGACTCCGCAGGATGCGGCAGCCGCGGCGGCGATCGAGATCCAGAACAACCTGTCATCGGCGGTGGATTGGATCATGAAGAAACGGAAGATCTCCAGCCGGGAGGAGGCGACGAAGCTCCTTGAGCAGATCGTGAAGGAAAACGCGCAGGTCAAGAAGACGATGGCCGAAGCCTTCGGCATTTCTGAGCAAGCTCCGCCGCAGGATCGAAACGCGCAGGGCGGAAATCAGGGAGATTAGATGGCCGCTCCGCTCACCAACGCCGAGCTGCGTCGCATTCTCCGTGAGCTGACGAAACAGCAGCTCGCGCTGGAGGCGCAGGCCGACGCCATGGAGGGGGCATTCCAGAAGCAGCTGCTCCGGGCGCAGGCGAGGACCTTCGAGCGGATTTCCGCGATCATCGAGGACGCGCCACGCTTCTCGGACCTGACCCGGGACGAACGGCTGCGGTGGTGGATCGATCACCAGGCCGAGCTGGAGCGTGCGACCGATCGCGCGGGTTATAATTCGGCGGTTCGCCAGTACGTCAATGCGCTCCCGGAGTTCTCGAAGTTCACCGAGGGGATGGCCTCCGCGCAGGGGCAGAAGTTCTTCGAGCTCTCAGAGGGGATGATGAAGGCGCTTCAGCAGGGGACGCAGACGCGATTTATCGGGCTGCGCACGGCGGCCGAGCAGCGCTTGAACGACATTCTCTTCCACGAGGTCCTCGTCGGCCAGTCGAAGTCAGGCTCCCTGGCGACGCTGCGGGGGGCCATCCGGGGCGAGTACAAGTGGGGTCAGCGGAAGGGGCTCTATGAGTGGCATGCGACTACCTACGCGCGGACCGCGCATATCCGGGTGGCGCGCCAGATCTCCGGCGACCAGGCAGAAGCCGCGGGAATCGACGACAACTTCCTCTACCTCGGCCCGGTGGACGAGAAGACCCGGGCCTTCTGCCTCGCGCGCGTGGGGAACGTGTTCTCACGGAAGGACATCACAGGGATGAGCAATGGGCAGGGGGCGGACGTGGCCGACGTGTTCACCAACGGCGGCGGCTGGAACTGCCGGCACTCGTGGATCGCGGTGACGCCGGGCTTGAAGGGGGCGATCGAGCGGGCGAAAGGCTTGACGAAACAGGTGACTAGCGAGCGCCCGGCTGCTAGAGTGGCGGGGTGATCGTGAAGATACCCAACCCAGCGGATTCGAAGATCAAGGGCGACTACCGTTGGGCGCGGTCTCGCCGGCACTTCCGGGCGCGGGCCATGGGATAACGGCCGGCGGTGTTCCGGATGCTGCAGCGGCAGATCACGAAGCGCACGCGGCGCCCGTCCGGCGCGATCATCGGCTTCGGGCGCATATGATTATCCTCTCGCTCGCGCGGCCGTTCTTCGAGCGCAGGTCCTCGATGGTCTTCTGTGGCGTCTGTCTCACTCGCCGGGCGAAGGCGGCGCGCTACTATCGCGACGACGACTTCCAGGAGCTGCTCGCCACGGCGATCGATTGCCCATGCGGAATCACGTGCAGCACCGATGCGCGCGGAGTTCGCGTCTCGCTGGTGCTATCATCGGATCCGGAGAAAATATTTCTTGACGAGGTTGCAGCGCCGCCCATAGGTTAGCGACGAAGCGTCCAGCTCGTTCACTCTGAAGCGTCCAGCTAAAGGTGCAACCGTGCGGGCGCTTTCTCATTTTGCTCCCTGCAGATTTCGCGGCGGCCACCGCGACAAAGGCTCCCTGGCGGGTGAGTCTGGACGCTTCCTCGCCGGGGGGCCGCTTTCTTTTCCAGCTGCCACCGGACGGACCGGCCGCAAAGCGCTAGGCGGTGGCGCCTGATGCCAGCCCTCGCCATCCTCGGCTCCGTCGACATTCACAAGCTCGTTCCGAATCTGCTATCCAATGGCGCGGCCGGCGGGGAGTTCCCGTCGGTGCTTGTTAATCTGCGGGACGTGATCGGGAACCTCGTTCCGAAATTCATCCGCGCACGCGCGTCATGGAGCGGTGTGACTGGCGGTGACGGAACCTCAACTGCCGTCTATCGCGTGTTTGAATCCGCGGTGGCAACCGTTCCGCCTCCGTCCGGCCACCAGGCCCAACTGCTCGTCAAGCCGCTATCGATCAGTGCGCTCGATAGCCCAACGATCAGCGAGACTCTTTTTTCCACCGCATCGCCGGGAGCTTCCCCCGCGCGCGGGGCGCTCTGGTTTCTGGGCGTCTCCAATTCGGCGACACCCCCGGGCGAAGTGCTCCCCATCACGGGGCCGTTCATTGGCGTCCAGTGCACGAACCCCGGCGTTGCCTATGCGGCGACCGGGCTAGTCACGATCTCTCTCGATTTCATTGGCTAAGGTAGGGGGAAACACGTGAGCAAAAAACTCATGGAGCTGGTGACCGGGGCCTTGAAAAAGGCGAAGGTCGAGCTCACAGCAGAGGTGCGCGAGGCAATGGCCGACGCCCTCGGGAGCGATGCGCTCAAAGCAGCCGGGCTCATGGAGCTCGGTAGCACGCAACAGGTCGTCGAGATAGTCGACCATGACGGGCTGCACGCTGACGCCCGGAAACTCCGCGAACGCGCGAAGAGCGCGGAAACCGAACGCGACCGCCTGAAGGCCGCGCTCGATACCGGAGATTCCGAGAACAAGGCGCTGGCTACCCGCTATAAGGCCGATCTCGACAAGTATCAACCCCTCGCGGAAAAGCTCTTGAAGCGCGCGGGGGAGGACTGGGCCTCGAGGAGCGCTTCGATCCCGACGGAGACCGAGAAGATGTCCGATGCCGACAAGGCAAAGGTCAAGCAGCTGCGCGCTGCCTTCACATTCCCCGAGAAGGACAAAGAACTCAACCCGGATCAGATCCTCTCCAATCTGGCGAAACTCGACGAGTACACCGCCCTTGGCGTCTTCGCAGAATCGAAGCCCGGCGCGAAGCCGGATCCGCTTCCTACCCTGCGCACGAAGCCCAACGGTGGAGACGCCGAGAAGCCTGCCGACATGGATACGGCATTCACGGATTTCTACAACCGGACGGATCCAACGAAGCCGGTCGGAAGTCCGCGCTGAAAAGAACACGAGCTACAACCCGCGAGGCATCGAATCCGGAGGATGATGAGCGATGCCTCAGACACTGCCCGAAATCAGAAAGTCGACGAGCGATCCGGTGCTGGGGACGCTCATCGAGAGCCTCTACCTGGAGGAAGGCCTCCTTCAGCGCCTGCCCATCCGCGGAATCGATGGGCTGACGTTCCCCTACACCGTGGAGAAGGCGCTCCCTGGTGTCGCATTCCGTAAGATCAACGAAGCGTTCGCCGAGTCCGTCGGAATCGTCCAGCGGCCGGTCGAGACGCTCAAACCCTTCGGCGGCGACAGCGATACGGACATCGTGATCGCCAAGGCAATGCCGACCGAGCGCGGACGACGCGATCGGATGTTCCTCAAGGCGATGGGTGTGAAGTGGGTGCAGGCCTTCTTCTACTCGAACTCGCCGGCATCGCGCGCGGGTGCCGCGTACGATGACATCGATGGGTTCGATGGCGTCATGAAGCGGCTCGCCGATGCGGGCAATACCCAGGTCGTCGACATGGGTGCCTCGTCCGGATCGGATGCCTCGAGTGTTTTCGCCATTCGCTTCGGCGAGGGCTGGGTCGAGGGTCTGATGCAGACGCCGGCGCCGTTCATCAATTTCCGCAACCTCGGCGAAGTGCAGACCAAGCCTGTCATGCGTTCGCGTATCGACGCGGCCGCGGGACTCGCGATCTATCATGGTCGCGCGCTCGCGTGGCTGAAGGACATCACGGTCGCGGTGCCGCTAACCGTGGACAAGCTCGACGACATGATCAACCTCGTACCGGGTCGTCCGAATGCGCTCTTCATGACGAAGCGCAGCCGGACGCAGCTCCAGAAGAACATGCGGACCCTGGGTCTCACGTTCGGCCGGAGCCTCTCGGAGATCGGCGACGTCGTCGAGACGTACGGGGAAATCCCGATCGTGATCAGCGACGCCATGATCGACACGGAGACCGCGAGCTAAACGGGTCTCGGAACTTTGGGCGCGCGCTCCTTCGGGGGCGCGCGCTGAACTCTCTCGAACGCGGAGGATTGACATGAGTGCGAGACCGTATGACCTGGGGAAAATGTTCGATGACGCTCGAACCATGGCGAGCGGCTTCACTGTGACCACAGTGACCTGCACCAATTCGGTCGACATGGGGACCGCGGATAGCGACGAAATGGATCCGGCGGAAGTTCGTGTGGACGTCGTCGCCGGAACCACGACCGGCAGCAACGGCACGATTCAGGTCGTGCTCCAGGATTCCGCGGACAACTCGAGCTTCGCGACGATCCTGACGGGGCCCGTCTCGACTGCGCTGGGCGCGAACTTCAATCCCTATCGGATGAAGGTTCCGCCCAAGCATCGCCGCTACCTGCGCACGCAGTACATCGTGGCGACGAACGCCTTCACGGGCGGCACGCTGCACGCCGGAATCGTCTAGGTCCTGGCGGCCTGGGTAAACGCCCGCGGGGTGTCGTCAACACTTCGCTGGGGTCGTGCTCCGACTCCCGCGGGCGACTTGCTCGAAAGGAGACAGAGGGAACATGGCAGGACGGAACAAAGTCAGGGAAGCGGCCGAGGATTTCGCGAAGCCGGTGCCGCGCTCGAAGGCATACCGGATCGTCCGCCCGGACGGCTACACGGGAAACGACAAGTTCGTCGTCTTCAATGCGGGCGTCGGGATCCTCGACCTCGAGGCGTTGCATGCCGGGAGGCCGGACTGGGTCGAGCTCTCTGGCGATGGCTTCGTGCAGGTCGCCGGGATCGGCCTCGACCAGTATGTCGAGTTCTGGGAGCGCCGGGGTTACGAGATCGAGGAAATCACGGCCAAGGAAGCGGCCGAACACCGCTCGGCGGTCGCGGCCAAGAACGAGAAGGCCATTCGCGACGCGCATGCCAAGGTGAAGGCGCGCCAGCGCCTGAAGACGCTCGGTCTCGAGGGAGCGACCCCGCCCGAGGAGGCGGAGGCCAAGGCGATCGAGAAGGTACTCAATGCGCCGGCAAGGCCGGGATTCCCGGCGAAGTCGGAGCCCGCCGAGCCACCGCTCCCGCATGAGCAGGACGGCATCGCGAACAAGAACATGACATCGGAGGGCGCGCCCCCGGAGGCGTAGGCCATGCCGATCAGCGACTGGTCCGCCGCCACGCTGTGCACCGACGCGGACATCCTGGGCTACGAATCGACGTGGCTCGATTGGACGAACGACACGGCGCGGTGGCGCGCGAAAGCGAAAGCGGAGATCGAGATCCGGCTTCGTCATGCGATGCGCGACCGCGAGCTCGAGACGGACGCGGACGACGTACTCGACCTGATCGCGAATCCAGAGATCTTCGTCCGGCCCGCCTGCTTCTTCGCCCTCGCGCTGTGCGCGCAGAACAACACGGTTCAGAAGGACGATACCTGGGCGTTCAAGTCGGCGCACTATGAGAAGCAGGCAGACGAGGCGATGGGGCTCTCGATGGAAATGATCGAGTTCGACCAGGATGAGAGCGGGACCATCGACGACAGCGAGAAGTACCAAGTCGGGACGGGAGTCACCTTCACGAGGGGCGGCGGGATCTTCCCGCCGGCGTCCGAGGAGTCGGTTTGATCGTCGAAACGCGAATCCGGACCTTTGATACCCCGAAGCGGATGCAAGCGCTCGGGGATCAGATCGGTGCGAAGACAATGCTGCAGATCGGCAACCTTGCCAAGGCGCTGATCACCCAGCGCACGCTCTCCGGCCGCGATGTCCGTGGCGCCGGCTTCAAGGCCTATTCGACGAAACCATTTTACGCCCCGATCCAGCGACGCGCGCCCGGCTATCCCGCCCCCCAGGGCGGCATCGCCACCAAGGGCGGGAAGACGATGTTCTTCCCCGGCGGCTATCGGCAATACAAGTCCTCGATGGGTCGGGGCCCCACGCCGCAGCTATCGGTCTCGAACAAGATGCTCACCGACATTCAGGTCCGAGCCGAA